AAACCCACCACCCCCCCCCCCCCCAGGGAGCCCACCCCCCCCCCCCGCCGCGGGGGCCTCCATCGGTGGCAATGTCCCCACCGCTGACGCAGAGAAAGAAACCCCGACCGCCGAGATTCCCGAAACCGAAGACGCCGCCGAAGCACAGGCCGCCGCAGAGGTAGCCTCCGCCAAAACAGAAATCGTTCCCGTCCTTACTATGTGTAAAGACGTGGTGATCGTCGTTTGCGGAACGCCCGAAGCCCTTCCCCTTCTTACGAAAGCTTGGAAACAGAAAGCCGCCCCGGCCGTTATCCTCCCCCGCGAGGTAGGTTCCGCGCCCTTCGCGGAACTCATCACCGGACTGCTGGCCGAGGAGGAAATCCCGGACACCTTCGTGCTCGTGCCGGCCAACTGCTTCCCCACGCATCGTGTGAACCTCGCCGACCTTATGGCTTACCGCATCCGCCGCAAGCTGACATCCCCCGTGTCATGGGTGGAAACCAGCGACACCCGGCTCCCGGTACTCCTCGAAGCGACCGCCGTACTCAAAACCCTGGAACTTCTCGACAACGACGACACCTTCACCGCGGAGGAGTTTTTCGAGAAATACAATGGCATCGCCCACGCCGGAGAACTGCCCGAGGCGGTCGGCATGTCGTTCGGCAGCACCGTAGCGTTCGCGGATATGCAGACCCCCTGCATGGCGAAAGTCGCCGAAGCACTCCTCCGGAAGAAATTTATCTGCACGACAGCGGAAGGGTTTACACCGATCAAAGAACGACTCGCGTTGCTCTATGGCGGAAAATAACTCGACTGCTGCCGTTCGCGCATGGTTGAGAGCAGGAGCCGAGGTTCAATCGGGCCTCCTGCTCTTTTCACAATTCAGCAGCAACACCCGACTCCCGGTGCTCGTGAAAATGAACCCGGCGAAATATCGACCTCTGCTGATCGAAAAGTTGTGCGCCCTGGCAGGCATCGAGAAAGAGCAAGAACAAAACACTACACCCCGCCGCCGCTTCCGCGACGACTTCCCGTATCTCCGCGATCCGGATTGTCCCCCGGAGTTGAAAATTCTGGCGGCCGATAAAATCACGGCCCACGAGCGTTACATCCAGGCCCATGACCACTTATTCGACTGCACAACCCTCGACGAGTGCTACCAGACCGCCCGGAGCGCTATCGAGAATTTCCAAGAGAACCGCGACATCTTCGCCGAACTCGACTACTACCGCGAACACCATGCAGTTCTGGGGAAACACCGGATTTTCGACCACCTCCGGCAATTACGGAAATTACGCGGGCTGAACATCGTAGCCCTACTGGCCGAACAACGCCGCCTGCGACTGGCAATTTGGCGGATTAACGACGAAATAAGAAAGGGCACAAAACCCCATCTGCTCACCCAACGGGAGCAACGCCGCCTGCAAAAGGAGGACCTTTTGCGGGAGGTGGACAACCTAATTGAAGCCTACAATGTCCGGTAAAATATTAGATACAGCCGTTCCCGAGTTAAATTATCGACGGAACATCATCGGAGACAGTCTGACACCTGACTTGGTGCAAGAACTGCAAGGCTACGGCGCCTTGGAATGGAGTCCCCGCGACATCGCTATTTCTATGGGCTTCGACATCGACCAATTCACGGCCGAGTATAAAGACCCGGACAGCACCGTTTCCCTGATAATCACTCGGGGCCGACTGCAAGCACAAGCCGATATAAGTAAGAAAGTCTTCGAGAATGCCAAACTCGGTGACCTTCCATCTATCCTTCACCTGGAAAAAATACGCCGCGAAAAATCGTTTCAAACCTCGAAACTCGACATCTTCGGCGGCTTCGACGATCAAAAGTCATTCGAGAAGGTATCCGAATATATCGCGGCCGGCCGAACAGCCGAACTCTCCAACAACGAGAAATTATTCATCGACCTGCTTTCGATCATTAACTCCCTGGACCGGCAGTTCGGGAAGCGGGCAACTATAAAACTGCTGACACAGCAGTTCGGCTACTCCTACGACCGGGCCGTGGATTACTACGACCAGGCCGACCAACTGTTCTACTCCAACCGGAACACGACCAAGGAGGCCCTGCGGAATAAGTATGCCGAAATGCTCGACAACATCGCCCACGCAGCTCTCGCAGCCGCGCAGACCCCCAAGGACTACGAGGCAGTCAGCGAGATAATAGCCAAGGCCGCGAAAATCCGAAAACTCGACGAACCGGAAATCCAGAAACTTCCCGCCGCCATGTACCTCCGACAAATCCGTATGTTCTCACTCACTCCCGAAGTGCTGGGGCTTCCGCCCGTGAACCGCCAGGAGGTGAACGAGCAAATTCAACAACTACACATCCCCGAAGTCGAAAAACGGCGCCTCCGTCAAGAGGCTCTGATCGAGGACGTGGATATTATCGAAATGTTCGAGAATGGGAAAGCGTGCGAAAATTAAACCGGAGAAAAAACCGTATGCCGACCTCCAGTTTATGAACTGGTTTTCGCAGTTTTGCGCAATGATAATGCCGCGCAAACTCCGTATCGTGGCCGGCCGCGGTTCGGCTAAAACAACCGAAATACAAGTAGAGCGGTTGATCGAAATGGTATACGACATGCCAGGGGCCCCCGTGGCATGGGTGGCCGACACCTTCGCAAACCTTACCACCAACGTACTCCCAATGGTATTCGAAGCCCTGGAACGGAAAGGGTTCCGCGAGGACATCCACTATGTCGTAGAAAAGCAATCCCCGACATTCACCGAAAAAGAGTGCGCCGACCTGCCTCAATGGCTGAAGCCTCATTTCTGGAAGCCCTACAACAAAATCATTTCCTACAAACGAACGATCATATTTTTCACAGGTCTGAACATCACGTTCGGATCACTCGACCGCCCGGCCTCCTTGGCAGGTCGCTCCTACGTGCATATCCTGGGCGACGAGGTGAAATATTTCCCCGAAACGAAAATTGGCAACCTACTCAAAGCCCGCCGTGGCTACCGTATTCAGTTCGGCCACTCCCCGCTATACCTGGGGGAAACCTTCACAACGGACATGCCGAACACCGGCAATAAGGGTGAATATGACTGGATATTCAAAGGTGCGAAGAACATGGACGCGCCTTCTCTCCTTCTCGTATTGAAAACGGCACTCATTGCCAACGATGCCCTGCAAGAATACCTCGCAGCAAAGGAAAAGTTTCACCGCACACAATCCGACACGGACCGCCAGGAATATCTGAATAAATACAAAACCGCGAACCGCTGGCGGCAACGCTGGCAGGACCTTCGCAGGCACGAGAAAGCCCAGAATATGTTCATGCTCGTTTCCTCCTACGTGAACATCGACATCCTCTCCCCCGAATGGTTCGCCGATGCTTTGGCTTCACAACTCGCAGACGTGGAGGCTGCGATATTGTCGATGCCGCCCCGCATCGACCGGGGCCAGCAGTTCTATTGTAACCTCGGGGAACGGCACTTTTACTACGACGGCAACAATACTGCCGTGGAAAATGCACTCGGGTTCCACGATACCGAGGACTGCCGGCTCCTCCGACACCTCGACCCGAACCGTTCGATAGATATGGCGATGGACTTCGGCAATATGCTCTCGATGATCGTCTGCCAGGACGACGGCCGCATATTCCGATGCCTCAAAGAATTTTATAGCCTCCCGCCCGAATGGGTAAGGGAGATCGCCGACAAATTCCTCGACTATTTCCGCCCGCACAAACAGAAGGTGATAAAGTTCTACTACGACCGCAGCGGAAACAACTACGGCCGCAGTAAACAGTCAATGGCCCTACAAATGAAAGAGGCAATCGAGAAGGACGGAACGGGAGCAAAAACCGGCTGGCGCGTGCAGCTCATGTCTCTGGGCCAAGGCAATATTCCAATGGCCGACGAATATATTTTCATGCGTGAACTGATGAGCGGGCACAATCCCCTCCTCCCCGAATTGCAAATCGACGCTATACATTGCCGACATCTGAAAGCCGCCCTCGAACTTGCCAAGACCACCGTGGACTCCATGAAGCGAGTCGGCAAGGATAAGAGCGCCGAGAAATCGTCCGACCCCAAACGTCTCGTAGAATCTACGAACTTCACCGATGCTTTCAAATATGCGCTTATGCGTAAGACCTGGGCTGATATAGTCAAGCGCGGCACCACAAGCGACCTGCCAGGCGGAGCCGTCGGCGACGTATCCGTACGCTGATAGCAACATCAATTACAACAGAGGAGGACGGCCCGAGCCGCCCTCTTTTCTTGTGTGCCCCTCCCCGGAACCCCACCCCCGGAACGGGCTCCTCCCTCATATATCACCTTTTCGGACGCTTGCAATCGCAAACGACAAAGAGGGCGGGGCGGGCTTCGATTTGAGATAAAGAAACGCCTTTTTTCGTTTCAGATTTCAAAACATTGATTTTCAGTTAATAAAAGAAAATATAGCACCCAAAACCGGGAAAAATCGGGATTTCCAGAAGCAAAAACGGACTTTTTGCCGTCCCCAAAGCACAAAAAAAGGGAGAAATTAACGCCATTTCTCCCCAAAAGCGGATTAAATTCGTCAGTTTTAGGCCCACGACTCAACCCTATGTACGGGAACAAAAGTACGAAAAAATATCGCTGATCCAAGGTTTCAGTCGCTTTTTTTGTCCTTTATTCCACCCGGGGCCGCGGCTATTTTTGCATCATGGATTTATTCGACGCGATACGGCAAATGCGGGAACTCTCCAAACGGAATATATCGTTCGGCTTCTCCTTCATGTCCTACAACGAAACGGCGCAGAAAAGCGAAGGCATCGTCGAGGTCAGACACGCCCGACTCCGCGCCCGAACGCAGGAAGCCCACCACCGAAACGCGGAGATCATCGAGGAATATGTCAACACCGACACGGGGGAGGCCCGCCGATTTTATCAACCTTTGCTTTTGAGTTTCAACGGCCAAAAAGTCGAAGCATGACAACGAAAATACACCGAATTTCAGACACAGCCTTCGCCCTGCAAATAGGGCAGACGGCCTACTCTCTCTCCACAAGCGTCCGGACAACTGGCGATACGACAATTTTCAACATCGCTCGGAATCCGAACTGGGAATACGCATACCAGAACGTCATGGGCAAGCGTATCGTCCCCTATGGCCCTGGAAACGACATGCCCGTCATGGTCCGCGATCTGGTCCAGGACAACAACCTCGCGCCTGGTATTCTCCAACGCCAGAAGGGGCTACTCTACGGCCAGGGGGCCTTTCTCTACCGCTACGTGTTTCGAAAGGGCAAAATCGCCCGGGAGTATGACGACGACCCGGAGATTTCCGCATGGCTCGCATCCTGGCAGGCGAAGAAATTCATCGAGAAAGCCCTCGTAGACCACTTGCACATGCAGGGTTTCTTTGCCCTGCACTTTATGGAACGCGCCCAGCGACTCGGCGCCCGAGCTGTCGATCACCTCGGCCGGAAAGCCCGCATCGCAAAACTGCAATTCGTGAAATCAACGAACGCCCGCCTCGAATGGACCGACACACGCTGTCTGGAGGACGTGAAGCACATCTTCGTCGGAGATTTCGAAAACGGCTGCCTCACTTCAGGTATTCAGACTTTCCCCGTGTACGACCCCCTCAATCCGGGTAAGTACCCCGTGTCCGCATCCTACAACTATTCCTACTCCTTCGGCCGTAATTTCTATTCAACACCGGCATTCTTGGGCGCGATCCGATGGATATTGCGAGGCTCCGATATTCCCATGATCTTCAAATATGTTACCGACAACGGTCTGAACCTTGCCTATCACATCCATTCCCCAGCCGGGTACTGGGAGAAGAAAAAACAAAGATTAGAGGAACTTTATCCTCAAGATCAACCCGCAGAAATCGAAACGCGCCTCGAAAAGGTCAAAGCCGAAATATTGGACACCATAACCGAGGTATTGTCCGGCAAAAAGAACGCCGGAAAATTTTTCGAAAGCATAGACTTCTACGACGCCGATCACAATTTATGCTCCTGGAAGATTGAAGCCGTGGACCAGAAAATAAAAGATTTCGTCGAGTCGCAGTTGAAAATCGGCGATGCAGCGAACTCGGCGATCACCTCCGGAATGCAACTTCACCCCTCGCTTACGAACATCATGGTAAACGGGAAACTCGCCTCCGGCTCCGAAATGCTCTACGCTCACCAGATTTACAAGCTCTCCGATGTCGCGATCCCCGAAATGGTGATTCTTGACCCAATCAACCAGGCTATAAAATTCAATTTCCCGGACACCGACCTACAACTCGGATTCTATCACCAGAACCTTATGGCCGAGGAGCAAACTGCCCCGGAGAACCGAACCCGAAACAATTAGATTATGATTTTCAACAAGAACAACGAAGGGGCCGCCGAACTGCAACGCCTCGTCGGGAACTATTTCCGAAGCAACGACTTCTCGGCTATCGAGTCGGAGATCAAGTCCGCCGCCGGCGTCGTTCGGCGACTGATCGGCCCGGAGGTATTCGACCGCGCCGAAAAATATTACAACTCCACCGACTTCGGTACACAAAATGACACCCTCGACCAACGACTACTGAAAGCCATACAAGCCCCCGTAGCGCAGTTGGCAATGGTGCGATTCTACCAGCAGAACACTCTATCACACGAGGACGGGGGCCGCAAGGTGAAAATCAACGAGGGCAGCGAGAAAATGCCCTGGCAATGGCAATACGACCGGGACGACGACGCCCTGCTCGACAAATACTATCGCGTACTCGACGACCTTTACATTTTTTTGGAAGAAAATACCGTCCCCGAATGGCAAGAATCCCCTTTGCGGAAAAAACTCGCGGCGTGCTTCGTAAAGAACCTCGACACCTTCCAGGAGGTTTTTCCCCTCGAAGATTCCCACCGCATGTTCTACATCCTCGTCCCCTTCATGCTGGAGGTGCAGGACCGCATCATCCGGCCCATAGTCGGAGACGAGGAGTTCGAAAAAATGAAAACGGCCCCCATGCCCGAGGAGTTGGCCGAACAACTGGCGGCTGCAAAGCGTTGTGTCCCGCTTTATGCCGTAATTACCGCCGTAAAGCGCATGTCGATCAAAGTGCTGCCGACAATGATCGTCCGCCGTTTCTCGGCCTCATTCCAAGGCAGCCGCGGCGGGAATATGGACGACGCAGCAACCCGGGCGCTGCTGCAATCCGTAGAGTCCGAGGCTATCGACGCCAAAAAAGAACTCCAAAAAGCCGTAACGAAACGCCGCCAACCGGTACGTGAAGCGGACCTTGTGCCGCAAAATTCCCGCGATAAAAAATATTTCATGACCTAACCATGAACCGGATCGAAATTCCCGAGGCGAACTTCTCGGCGAACATCCCGTCGTCATACTCCGAAATGACCAGCCCCCAGGTGTACTACGTGATGCAGCAGCTATACGCCCTCCAATGCGCAAAAATATCGCAGGCCGAGTTCCGAGTCCGGGTACTCTACTACCTCGCGGGAATAAAACGCACAGCCCGCAGCATCGCATGGGAACGACTACACCCGGTCGAAGCACACCGACGCGCGGAGAAGGTCGTACTCCTGGCCGAAGAACTCCTCGGATTCCTTTTCACCACCGACGGAGACGGGCTGAAGCCCGTATTCGACACGATAACCAACCACCTGCCGGTACTGGACATCGGACCGGTCCGCCTCGTCGGCCCCGACACCGGACTGTTGGATTTATCTTTCGGGGAACTGATCGCCACGGACGCCGATCTGGCACTCTACGCATCGACCAAGGACGAATGCCACATAGACAACATGATCGCCCGCCTATACCGCCAACCGGGACCCATGCAGCCGTGCGGCCGTAAAGTCGAACCGTTCAGAATGGAAGAAACGGAACGCCGGGCACGCCTTATCCGGTTCCTGCCGGGCTGGAAAAAACAACTTTTCCTATTCTGGTATGCTGCCTGCATCGACAATATCCAACACGGCACATTCTACGTAAGCGGCCGCGAGGTGTCCTTCGAACCCTTATTCAGTAAAAGCGAAGATGGCGGGAACTCCCTGGGCTGGCTGGGTGTGCAATTTGACCTCGCAGAAAAGCATATCTTCGGAGATATGGCCGGAACCGCCGAGGCCAACATCATAGACGTTTTAGCCCTTTTGTTGAATTATAAATTCACGACCGACCATGTTAGAAAACTTAATACGGATAATTGAGTACTGCCAAACGATCAATGTCGGACTTTCGGTTCCGGAGCCGCACATCGTAGCCGACGAGAACCAGGGAACCACCGTACTCAATAGTCCGTCCCTCGAAGGCCCCCAAATCATTATTTCCATGCCTCTGGCAAAACTATCCGGGAACTGCGACGGAATGGCTGGCCCCCATACCTTCATTCTCTATACGCTGGAGAAGGCAAAGGAAATGACCGCGACGAAATGCAACGTCGTAGGACAATATCTTGCGATGGTCAATATGCTGAACAAAGTGCTCGGAAAATTTTCGGCGGATATAGGAGGCCAGGGATTGCCCGGCGTGTGTCCCCTCCTGGCTGACATGGAACTGATCGAGATAGAGGTACTTCCAGCAGCCGGCGTGTTCGGTGGCTGGAACGGATATTCAGCGGCTATTACCCTCAAATAACCATGACGAAACGGATTCAACATAAACGCGGGGGGGGGTAGTTAAAAAGTCCCCGGCCGCTGCATGTGCTCTGACCTACATACAATACACCGCTCGAAACGGATAGCCGGGGACAAACCTCCTGCTCCGCTTCGAGCGTTCAAATATGCGTATGTAAGTCAGAGTACCGCAAAAGTAATGAAAATCTTCGAAATCCTATCTTTTAATCGAGAAATCCTCGACCGCCTCGACCGCCTCGGCATCCACCCGGACGACCATAAACATTTGGACCTATACAATGACTACCGCACCATGAAAGCTCGGGGCGAAAAGGTTACGTACATCGTTGCGATCCTCGCCGAACGATACGCCGTGAGCGAACGGAAGGTGTACAACCTTATCGCCCGCTTGGGAAAAGACTGCACGGAACATGCAGCGATACCCCCCCCAAATAGTTGTGATACACTGATAAAACGGTGATTTTTGCGAACCAAAATTTTCTATTAATGCCCGCAAAAATCTACAACTCCGCACCCCTTCCCTTCATGGGGCAAAAGCGCCGCTTCGTGAACCAGTTCCGCGAAGCGTTGCGTGAATTTTCATCGGCCACAACCTTCGTCGATCTGTTCGGTGGCTCCGGCTTACTCTCCCACATCACGGCACGCGACCGACCGGATGCCCGCGTTATCTACAACGACTTCGATGACTACCACCTCCGCATAGAGAACGTCGAACGGACGAATGCGATCCTCGCCGAAATCTGCGAAATCCTCGCCGGCATCCCCCGCATGGCGAAGGTTCCGGCAGATGCAAAGGCCCAGATCGTCGCCCTACTCGAAGAACACGAGCAGACCGGATTTGTGGACTACATCACCATATCCTCGTCGGTCCTATTTTCCGCAAACTATGCCAATGACCTCGAAATGCTCCGCAAATGTACTCTCTACAATAATATAAAGCTGTCCCCCTACTCCTGCGACAGCTACCTCGACGGGCTGGAGATTGTAAAAGCAGACTATCGGGATTTATTTGCTCAACATAAAGACACTCCCGGTGTCGTGTTCCTCGTCGATCCGCCCTATCTTTCGACCGAAGTCGGAGTCTACAAATGTTATTGGCGGCTGCGGGACTACCTCGACGTGCTTCGGGTGATCGACGGTCGCCCCTACATCTATTTTACCTCAAATAAATCCAATATCGTCGAATTGATCGACTGGATGCAGTCGAACAGCATCGGCGGGAACCCGTTCATCGGCGCTACCCGCCGGGAGTTCAATGCATCAATGAACGCCCATGCAAAATACACCGACATAATGCTCTACCGGGCATAATTACATGCACACCGCAGGGGCCGGCGGGGAATATTTTTCCTTTTCGCCTCCCCCCCCTCTGTTGCTTTGGGG